TCCGTAAAGCTGACCGTGTAAAGACCTGTGCCAACGCGAGTTACGGCAGAAACGAGATGGCCCTTGGTTCCGACCAAGCCCGCGTTGTTCATCTGCGCCCAGCGCGCGACCGCTCCAACCTGACCCAGATTTTTATCATCGCTGTCGCGTTTGAGGGTCAGGCGCCGGAAGGCGGCAGCCACGTTCAAGTCCCACTCAAAGTGCCGTCCCGAGCGGGATGACGCCGGCAGTGCATAGTTATTGGCTAGGCCGAAGCGAACGCGCGTCGTGTCTCCATAAGGCTGATTTGTGCCAACAGGGTCGGCAGCGCCGACACCAGCGTATCCGCCCAAGCCGACGTTGATGTGCTGAAAGTCAGCCGATTGCAGGCCAATACCAATCGCACCACTCACCTGTCCCCATGAAATCGGAGCGTTGGCTGTCTGCACTTCACTGATCGACGTAACAACATCAGTTGTGGTGAAGACAATCGTCTCGCCAACCTCGCCGATATTCTCGACCAACTGAACCGTCTCGCCAACCTCAAACACGCCATGCTGCCAAAACAGGTCGAGGGAACTATTCTGACCCTCTTTCAGCCAGCCAATCGCACCAGACGTCGTGCCGCTGATCACAGCCATCCCGCTGAACGGCAAATCACCTTGCTGGCCGAGCCCGAGGGCGGGCGAGAAGCTATTGGCGTTGATCCCGAAAAGACGAACAACTCGGTTCCAAGTTTGGATCGTGAAGTTGTTGAAGCGCGTCGGCGCTCCGTACATCTTATAAAGCATGTAAACAGCATCCCAACCAGAATGCTGCCAGAGATTGGACATGCGGGCCGGATTGTTAGCGGTCGGGACGCGAACCTGCCCCGCGCCAAGGAATGCGTCATGGAGAGCAAGATGGTTGTCTAGGCCGGTGGTCCGCGATGGATGGTAACTGCCCCGGATGCCCTCTTCATTCACAATGCCTGCGTCGTTGGCGTTCGCAATGAACAGCGTCCATTCGTTCGTAACGTAGGACGTGAGGTTGTTCGGGGTCACGTCATCGCCGCGCCAGTACCACATATTGAAGCGCTGCACGCCTGTGATGTTTTTCCAATTGAACTGCACGCCGCGGTTGTTGACGATCGTGCCGCCGACATTCGCGCCCCGAGCGCCGATCACATCGATTGCGTCCTGCACGATAGCCGACTGGTCCGCAACGGACCCTGTGTCAGCACCCAGCATCGCCGTCCAGATGACTTCCTCTGCGATTTCCCACCACGCACCGTCAGCCGATTGGAACTTGCCCGGATGCGAGGGCTCGAAGGCCACACGATTGTAGAGGGCGCCACCGCCGTCGCCAGCAGCCGAATATCCAAGGACTGTTATCCCACCGGTCACCGGATCAATCGTCGCACCAGATGCAAGTGCGATGGTATCGTAAGTGTTCCCCGAGCCTGCCGGCCCGGTCTGCCCACGCTGGCCCGCAGGCGTAAAAGTCAGAAGAACCGTGTCGCCGTCCTCAAACGGACTGGTCTCGCTTGCAGCGACATTCGACACAGTGATGTTGCGATACCCGGCCGGGCTTGCCAGCGCCGTAACAGCGAAGGTCAGCCATTTTGTCGGATCGCCTACCGCATAGATACGGATGTGCCCCTTCGTCGCGCTCGTGCTGTCGTCGAAGGCATCCAGGAGCCCAGAGACATCCGCACCGTTCACATCAAGAGTATCGGCACGGATCGTCAGGGCCGCGTCCTGCTGTGTGGCTGACAGCCGCAACTTGCCATTACCCGGATCGCCGTCCGTGATGGTTGTCGAGAACACGTAGCGGATTGCCAGTGCGCCCAAATCCACGTCGAGATTGACGGTGCGAGACGCGAAGGAGGGAACCGTCAGCGTGTTGGCTGGGCGGATTTCAAGCATGGTGTGCTCCGGGCATGAAAAAGCCCGATCGAGGCGGGCGGTCAGTCAGCGAGTTGTGGGTAGGCTCAGGCGGTGGAGTCGTTCGCGGGGAAGACGATGATGTCGCCGGTCCAGATGATCTTGGAGACTTCGCCGAGCAGTTCGTCGTCCCACGTGATGCGGAAGAACTGTTGCCACGTGCCGACAGGCAGGGAGGCTTCGACGCTGGCTTGATCGAGGAAAAACGAGACCAAACCCAGAGAGGCGTTTTCCTTTCGGATGCCTGCGGAGGCTTCCGAAGTCAGTAGCTTCAGCAGAACCGAATGATCCAGCGTCGGGCGCGCGAACAGTTCCAGGGTGTAGCTGGTCACGTCGAACGGCAGACCGGCGTTGTCCACGAGCTGCGGCAGGGCGTCGTACCAGTCCTCGCCATGCCAGACGCGGATGGTCGCGGAGTGCGGACGCTCCGTCACGATAGTGTCGGCCATGATGCCTCTCAGACGATGATGATTTCGTTGTCGCCAGACCACTGGCCTATCGCCTGGGGACCGGCGATGACGCGGATGCGAATCTGATAAGCCCCGACCGCCACGGTGCCGCTCTCGGCGCTGTCGCGCGTTTCGGCGACAGTCATTGCCGTGTACTCGCTACCCGCACCGGCGCGATACTCGACCTCGTAGGATCGGTTGAGCGCTTGGCTCGGTGTCCAGTCTGCGCGGATGGCCGGGCCGGCAATCTGCGACAGGGTGATCTCTGGCGGCTCAAGACTAAGATCGGGCGACGTGTCAGGCGGGACAGATGTCGATGTGCCCTCTTCCGCCGTCGTCCAGTTGTAGGCAGCGGCGTTCGCAGAGCGAAGTGACAGGCGCACGCCGCTGAAGTCTGGCAGCAGCTCCGGGCCACCCTCGACCCAATACGGCCCGTTGATGTTCAGCTCGGGCCAGTTCAGCGTGATGACGCGCTCGCCGATGACGTTGAGGCCGACCAGATTGGTGACGACCTCGCCGACCCAATCGCTGTTCTCTCTCGCCATGCGGATCTTCGCGAGGCGGCGCGCCTGGCTATGCGAAGGGATCTGGACGAGATCCGCCGGGACCGTGACGAGCTGCCCGGTCGCGGCAATGTCATCCACGTCCTGCCAAGGCGTGCCCTCGTTCTCCACATAGTCGAGCTGCGGGTCCAGATACTGGATCGACAGTTCGTTGAACCGCGACATCGCATCCGGTGGCGCGAAGTTCGTTTCGAGGACATGCCCCTGATCCGCGTCGATCGTGACAGTCGGCGCCACCCACTTGCCGCCGCGGATCGCCTGCTTGCCATCCTGTCGCGGGTAAAGCTGTGCGTCGCAGGATTCCAGAAGACGCGCCAGAATGTCCTTGCGGGGATCGGTCATCGCAACCGAAGTTGCGATCCGATAGCGACGCTCAGTCCCGCCGGCTGCCAGAGGGACAGCTTCATCGCATGTGTTCGCCAAGGTGATAAAGCTCGGCAGGTGCATCTTCGCGATGGGCCGGTCGTAGCCGTCCTCATGCGTGAGATAGTCGAGAATGACGAGCGCGGGATTGTCGCTCCATTCCCACGTCGCCTTGTTGTTTTGCCTGTGAGCACCGCTGCCGCCGGCTACCGTGGAATCCTTGCGCGGGTCGTAGAGCTTGGCCCCTCGCAAGAGAGCCGACACCTGCGGCTCACCGCTCGGATAATGCGACTGGAACTCGTCGTCAGGCCCGGTCCTGAAATAGGCGACGATATAGGCGGTGCCCCGGAGCCGGTGGTTTGCGGTCCATTCGGAGAACGTCCCTGTCAGGAAGCCGTCTGCCCCTTGATCATCCGTGCCCACATGAAGTGCAATACGCGCCAAGGGGTTGGAGCCGTTGGCATATGGCGCGGTCTGAACCCAACCGGCACCATCGATCGCCATAGCGTTGTCGTTCAGGTAGATCTGCTCGAACCCGTCGATCTCGCGAGACGACAACATGACGGCCTTGTAAAGAGCCCCGCCCCGGCTCTCGTAGAAAGCCAGCGATCCACTCGTCTTGACCCGGCCATAATGCCAGATCCGAGGTGGGATCGACTGCCGGGCCTCCACCTGACCGTCGCTTGGCTTTGGCTGCGAAGGGCGGTTCAGCAGCGAGGCAATGTAGGAAGCACCGAGGCCGAGCGCGATCGTGCCAACGGTCGAGGCAATCGAGCCAAGCACGCCCACGCCGATGATGGCATTGCCGACCGCGATCGGGGCACCGGCAGCGACCAGTGCCGATGCGATCGGGAAGAATACCGGCGCCGCCTTCGCCGGGATAGCGACAAAGGTCAGCGACGCCAGGACCGTCGAGACGGTCAGCGCAGCGCGAACGGATCGCAGCATTCAAACTCTCCAAGCTGCGAGGATCGGCACCCGCCGAAAGCGAAGACCGCCCGGCCCGATGCATGCGGTGAAGTCGCCGGTCACGATGGCGCCTAGCTCGCCCTCTGGGGCGTCCACGAGCGCGATATCACCGCGGCTGGCGGCATTGGTGCGCCGGATGCCCAACGGCGCCACAGCGGCTCCTATGAGCGCTTCCCGCGATCCGTGCTCCGCGATGATCCGATAGGCCGCGATCTGCGTGGCGTAGCGGCTGCGAAACTGCGCCGCCGGATTGACGCCATGGCGAACCGCGACCCACTCGCCGAGCCATGACAGGCAGTCGGCACCGTCACCCGCCCATGAAAAAGGCCGCCCAGCGGCGGCCTTCAGGAACGTCGATAGATCGTCCATGTTCAAAAAACGGGCCAAGCCACTTTCTTCAGTTTCAGCGTCGGGATGAACTGGCACCCAAGATCACCGGGGAAGCGCGCTTGCTGATCGCGGTCGGACCAATAGGCGAAGGCGGCAAGGTTGCGCGTTGTCCAGATTGTCTCTGCCGTCAGGCTGATGGACCGCTCGGACGGGCCTTTGGCGCCATAGCCGATCGTGTCCATGATGAGCTGGCGAACGACCCATTTGCTGCCGAGCGGCTGCATGGTCTCGACATCGAGGAACAGCCCGTAGATCGTCACGTCGCGCCCGCGCACGCTGTCACCGGAGCGGGCCAGCGTCACGAACTCGGGATCAACACCCGACAGCGCGAACGTCACCTTCTCGGCGTCGTCGTTCTCGCCGAAGCTGATGGACGAGATCGAGCCGAGTTCGCCGGTCCCGAGCCATTCAAAGCCATCGAGATCGAGGTAGCCGGTGCCGTTCCAGACGCGGCGAATGCCCTCAGCAAAGTCGAACTCGACGAGGTTGACGAGATGGACGACCCGACCAGCCATCGCTGCCTGCTGGAGAGCGGAAAAGTCTGCCATCAGATGCTCTCTACGAAGTTCAGATCGACGAAGCCCCAGCGCGCCACTTCCAGATCGAGGCGCCCTTCGTCATCGGAAGTCAGGCGCATCTCGCAAGTCGGACGTGTGAAGTCGACCGCCTGCCCCATGATGACCGCGTCACGCAGCGGGGGCATGATCGAGAACGTCGTGGCGTTGACGACTGCCGTGATCAGGTGCAGGCGCCCTGGCGCTGGCGAGAAGTATTGCCCCGCGCGAATGGTAGAGCCCTGGCTGACGGTGATCTGGACCGTTGTAGAGCGCCGAGCCGCTGCCGCCGCGAACGTCGCGTTGACCTGACTC